CCTCATTTGCGTCCAAAAGCCTGTTAGCAAAAGTCCCTAACAACTGACGGTAAATCTCTAGGGGCTTTTGCTAACAGGCTTTTGGACGCAAATGAGGGCGGCAAACTAACTGCTATATTTGGTCAAGAGATGGGCGAGGACATGGCTAAATTTGCTAGAGTTTTGGCATTGAACGCTAAGACTGCTCCGGGCGGTGATCTTGTAGCTGCTAACATTGCGGCAAGCCCTCTTCAGAATGTAGGTAAAATAGTTAGATTTGGAATTTTTACTAAAGTTTTATCATCTGGCGGGTACTATGATGATATAATGAAGCAATATAGAAAAGAAATTCTTGGCGAATCTCCAGACGAAAAAGCAAAGATACTTGGCAGACTTATGGGACAGGCGTTTAAGAACGCTTCTATCCAAGCTCCTCCTCAAGTCGTGCAAGAAGGCATGAATGAAGCAGAGAAGCAAATTCGTGCTGTGGCTGACAATTCAGGATTAACCGCACAATTGTCCGCAATTCAAAACCAGATGACTGCGCCAAACGCAGCATCTAGTCTTGGAGGGGTAAGTGTGACACAACCAACAGCCCCAGCAGGAACCAGTACAATTCGACAACAAGCAGCGGCAAACCCCGGTGTAGCACAGGCGCTTGGTATTAACCCCGCGACAGCTACATTGCTAGGAACAGGAAACCCATAAAATGAACAAAGATGTGTTACGCGAAGAAATAGCCGCTGACGAGGGCTGTAAATATGAGATATATTTGGATCATCTTGGTCTTCCTACTTGTGGAGTTGGTCACTTAATCACCGAAAACGATGTTGAGCATGGCAAACCAGTCGGCACCGTTGTTGAACAGGAGCGAGTTAGAGGCCTGTTCGCATTAGACATAGCAGTAACCATAGACGAGTGCAAAGTTTTGTACCCAGACTTTGATGACTTTGACGAAGAGCTACAACATATATTGTGCAACATGATGTTCAATATGGGTCGGCCTCGACTGTCAAAGTTCGTTGGCATGAAAGCTGGAGTTGATGCTCGTGACTACAACGAAGCAGCCAACCAGATGGTGGATTCCAGGTGGTATACGCAAGTTCCAAATCGCGCTAGACGCTTGGTAGACCGCATGAGGGCGTTGGCTAATTAACAGCCGCAGCCCCTATCCCACCCTGCCCATATTTTTTATCAAACGCATCAGCAGTTAGCTTGGCTATTTGCTGACGAGCATTCCTGTGTTCGTCTGCACAAAGCTTCTGAAGCTTGTTGTAAGTAGAAATATCTACGGCAACAGACTTGTATTGTGTTGTATCAGCCATTATAATTTCCCATTGATACCCATTGTTTGAGGCATATTACCATGTACAACCATAAATACAAGGCCAATAAATATGGAGCTAGAAAGACGACTTTCATGGGGATCAAGTTTGATTCCAAGTGGGAAGCGGAGCGATGGGGTGAGTTAACGTGTATGGAGAAGGCGGGTTACATAACAGACTTACAGAGACAAATCTCATATGAGATTGTGGTCAATGATCAGAAGATTTGTAAATACATAGCCGACTTCAAATATAATAAGGTAGATGATTACGGCAATCTTGAAGAGGTTGTTGAGGATGCCAAGGGCGTAGAAACCGCTGAATTTAAACTCAAAAAGAAACTCATGAAAGCCGTTCATGGAGTTGAGATTTACCTGTCAAAGAAAAATAATAATAATTTTCTCAAAATTCCCTTGACTTGAAAAGATTGCATGCTTACCTTTCAGTTGTATCTAGCGATATTCAACTCTGAAAGGAAAAGCAATGAACGCTATTACTTTGAATAATGATCTGACCGCTTTGTTTGACAAGCGCGAGGATCTCAAATCCAAAATTGACGATCTGCAAAAAGAATTGAAGATCGTTAACAATTCTCTCAAAGACCAGTTTAAAGACACTGCCCAAATGCAACTTGCTCAAGAAGGCAAGGATTTTGGTCAGACTACAATGAACAATGGTGACTTTAAAATCACCGTTGATTTCAGAAAAAAGGTTCTTTGGGATGAGACTGTTCTGTTGCGTGTTTTGAACTCTTTGGATCCAGACACTGCAAAGCATTTGGCTACGGTCAAGTACAGTGTAGCTGAAGCAAAGTTTCAGAATGCTACACCAGATCTGAAAGCAGCATTATCAGAGGCTCGTACTGTAGAGTTACAAGGCGTGTCTGTAGATATGAAAAGAAGGGAGGAAAGTTAATGCTGAAAATAATTAGCGCAGAAGAAAGACTTGCCGAAAAACGTGGTCACAAGATTGTGATTGGTGGCAAGTCAGGCGTGGGGAAGACTTCACTGGTGCGTACCTTGGACATGAGCAAGACATTGTTCATGGACTTGGAAGCTGGTGATGCCGCTATCGAAGGGTGTAAGGTTGATGTAATCAGGCCGCGTACTTGGCAAGAGTGTCGTGACTTTGCATGCTTCCTTGGTGGTGGCAATCCTGCATTGAGTGAGGACTCACCGTATAGCATGGCGCACTATGAGTATGTGTGTCAGACCTATGGCGATCCAGACACTCTGTTAAGCAAATATGATACGATCTTCATTGACAGTATTACTGTAGCTGGTCGGCTTTGCTTTTCGCACAATCAAAATTCACCAGAAGCCAGATCAGATCGAACAGGCAAGCTAGACACTCGTGCAGTGTATGGAGCGCAGGGTCGTGAGATGATGGCATGGCTGACACACCTTCAGCATATCCGTGAGAAGAACGTGATCTTTGTAGGCATCCTTGATGAAAAGACGGATGACTATGGACGCATCACTTACGACTTGCAGATTGAGGGTGCAAAGACTGGGCGTGAGTTGCCCGGAATTGTGGACGAACTAATCACAATGACAACACTCACCGCTGATGATGGGTCTTTATTTAGAGCCTTTGTCTGCGACACACTAAACCAGTGGGGCTACCCTGCTAAAGATAGAAGCGGCAGACTTGACGCTGTTGAAGAGCCGCATCTTGGTAAGTTGCTTGAAAAAATGTCTGGTCCGAGGCCAGAGGCAATGAACTTTGTAAATCCAAAAACGGTCAATAATAAAGAAGAGGAAAACGTAGATGCTTGACCTTAACAACGTGCCACCAATGGAAGGTGGAAGTGGAGACTTTGAACTTATGCCTGATGGAACTGTAGTAAGCGGTATCATTAAGCTAACTGGTGGTGATTTGGAAATTCCTGAGTACGGTGCTGGCACCTACTTTAAGGCTTCCCAGACAACAAGCGCAAAATGGTTGCCGATTGAAATGACTATTGTTGGCGGCAGCTTTGACAAGCGCAAAGTCTGGCAGAACATCTTTGTTGATGGCGATGCCAAAGACGAGAATGGCATGTCAAAAGCTAAGAAAATCGGCTTGAATACTATCAAGCAGATGGTTGATAGTGGGTTTGGCATCTCACCAAAAGATGAGAGTGAGGACGCTAGGGCAAAACGTGCGTCTATCCAAGGCATCCATATGATTAATGGTATGACGATCTCCTGCACCTTGGGCATTGAAAAGGGTCGTGATGGTTATCCTGATCGTAATAAGATCAAGACAGTCTTGACACCAGACTCTCCAAATTATATTCAGAGTACAGGACAGGCTGCACCTATCGCGCAAGCGCAAGTTGCACAAGCACCAGTGACTCAATCTCCTGCACCGCAACCGAGTACAGCAACAGCGGGGGTAAAGCCATCATGGGCATGATAGAGACACTGTGGGCATATATTAGCGGCAAACCTTCAGAGGTCGCTAGATCCAGTACGGGGGGCGCTGGAGCCGTAAAGCCCCCCACTCTCGATATTAAGTTTGAGGATGGCATTCCGCCATATACAACTCATTCTGTTGATGACGTTCCTAAACTCGCACAGAAAACACTCAAGATGATTTCGCGCAAGAAGGGAGCGACAATTGACGAAGTACATGCTGTTGTTGGCAAGAAAAGATCATCTGTATACAATCATATCTACCTGATTAAAAAGGCTGGCTATGAAATTGTGAAGACCTACGACAAAAAGTTGGGTACTCACAGGTATAGACTAGGCTAGTCTGATGATCTTGCGTGAGTATCAGGAAGTCGCTGTAAATGACGCTTCTGATGCACTGGACAAGCACGGTAACACTTTAGTCGTTGCACCAACCGGGGCTGGAAAGACAATCATGCTTTCTGCCTTGGTTGGCAAACGTCATAAAAGTTCACAAAATGTGCTTGTGCTACAGCATCGTGACGAACTCGTTTCACAGAACTCCAATAAATTTCACCTTGTAAACCCATCTTTGAAGACCAGTGAAGTAAACGCTGCACAAAAGGATTGGTCAGGTGACGCTGTATTTGCAATGGTGCAAACGCTTTGCCGCGAGAAAAACTTGGACAATATGCCCAAAGTTGATCTGATCGTGGTTGACGAAGCGCATCATACCATTGCGGAAACATATCAACGTATCATTAACGCCGCAAAGAAGGCCAATGAGGGGGTTCAGATCGTTGGCTTTACCGCTACCCCCAACCGTGGCGATAAGAAGGGTTTACGGGACGTATTTACGAACTGTAGCCATCAGATAGAAATTTCCACGTTAATCCGTGAAGGGTTCCTTGTACCGCCAAAGACATATGTAATTGATGTTGGTGTACGAGATGAACTGCGTCAGGTACGCAAAACTATATCTGACTTTGACATGGCTCAAGTTGAGCGGATCATGAACCGCCGCGCTATTAACAAGCGTGTTGTCGAAGAATGGGATGATAAAGCTGGTGAGCGGCAGACTATTGTATTCTGCTCGACTGTGCAGCATGCCGAAGATCTATGCGAAGAGTTTGTTGCTTACGGTATTGAAGCCGCAACAGTAACAGGCGACACACCAAAACATGAACGCGAACAAATCCTTCATGATCTAAGCACTGGATATGTTCAGGTAGTTGTTAACGTGGCTGTACTGACAGAGGGCTTTGACTCTCCGCCTGTGTCCTGCATCGTATTAACTCGCCCATGTTCATATAAAGCAACAATGGTTCAGATGATTGGTCGTGGTTTACGCACTGTAAATCAAGATGAATTTCCAGGTGTTGTAAAGTCCGACTGTATTGTAATGGACTTTGGTACATCTGTGTTAACGCATGGATCACTTGATGATGCTGTTAATCTGGATGGCAGTCAAAATGATGATGCCCAAGGCGATGCTCCAGTAAAGATATGCTCTAACTGCGATGCTGAGATACCGTTGAATGTACGCGAGTGTCCTATTTGCGGTCATGAGATAGAGCGTCCAGAGCCAGAAATATTAGAAGATTTTGTTCTAACCGAAGTGGATCTTATGGAACGATCTCCGTTCCGCT